CTTCGCTGGTGTGGTGGAACTCATCATCATCATGCCGAAGAAGAACGGCAAGACGACCCTCATGGCAGCGCTGGCTCTGTACCACCTGCTCATGGTCCCGGCTGCAGAGTGTGTCATCAACGCAGCCTCGGAGAAGCAGGCTGCGATCCTCCACAACCAAGCACGGACACTGGTTATGCAGTCCGATTTGGACCGCCGACCGGTACTGGGTCGAGATAGGCGCGAACGGGTCGAATATGAAGGCGTCTTTGACGTTCGGCCCGGAATCCATGAGATCCGGTTCGAACTAGGCCGAATCAGAGTCCTTCCGGCCGATGTTAGAACGGTTCAGGGGGTTATCCCCACCCTGGCCCTTGTGGATGAATACCAGCACCACACATCCGACGATGTCTACGCAGTGCTCCGTGACGGTCTTACCCCTCGCCAGGGGCAGATGATTACGATCACGAACCCCGGCAGCGACCCCTACTCCCCGCTGGGGGTATTCCGCGACAGGATGCTCGCCCACCCCACCGATACCTACGGCCGCCGGCGCATCCATCGGTCTGAGGACGGTTCCACGGTTCTCGTTGAGTGGGGACTCCTCGACGGCGAGGACCCGGGCGACCTGAAGCTCGTGAAACAGGCGAACCCTGCCCCGTGGCAAACGATCGCCGAGCTCCGCCGCCGCCGAGATTCCGAGTCGATGACTCCGTACCAGTGGCGGCGATTCGGGGCCGGCATGTGGACTCGGGTAGATGAAGCATGGCTGTCCGACGAGATGTGGGATGCCCTGAAGGTCGATGTCGGGGCCGTGGTCCCCGGCGACGAGGTCTACGTGGGGATCCGCATCGGGGCTGCCATCGGTATCGCCCTTGCCTCTCCCCGGGGAGAAGGGGTGGCGGTGAAGATGATCCCAGTTCCCGCCCCGACGAACTCACGGGTCTCGTTCCGAGTGATCGAGGATCTGCTGCGCGAGCTCGACCAGACCTATCGGGTGATCCAGTTCGTGTACGACCCGGATCATTTCGCCCGCTCCGCTGAACTCCTCGAGGAAGAAGGCCTGCCGATGCAGAAGGAGTTCCAGAGCCCCAAGAAGCTCACCCAGGCCACCTCTACGTTCTGGCGGCTCGTCTCCGGCCGGCTCTTGTCGCACGACGGCGACTCCGAACTACGCCGTCAGGTGCTGGCAGGCACGACCAAGGAGACCCAGCAGGGCTGGCGCTTCGAACCCACGGCAGACACGGCCGGCCTGATCGCCACCATCCTTGCCGTCCACCAAGCCACCGACGTTCCGCCCTCGGTGCCGATGATCGTCTTGCCCTCGATCGGCGTGGCCTGATGGGATTCCTGACATGGGTGCGTGGGACACCGGACGCTGAGTTCGAAGTCTCCATCCCCGCCGAGATGACCGAGGGCATGACTTCGGGGGGCACTATCGCCCCTCGGATCTCCCGGGGCCAAGCGCTCCAGGTGCCGGCTGTGTTGCGTTCCAGGAATCTGATCGCGGGCACCCTTGCACGCCTACCGATGCATATCCACGACAAGAACCGCAAGATAGCCACCCCCACCACATTGCTCGAACAGATCGACCCAGATATCCCAAACGTCGTCACGTTCGCCCAGACTTATGAAGATCTCCTGTTCGAGGGCATCTCCTGGTGGAAGGTGACCGAGTTCGGTTGGCACCAATACCCGGTTTCCGCGCAGCACATCGGCGTGGATCGGGTCCACGTATCGGGGGTCGATCTCCCGACGCTGAATGGACACGCCCCGGTCGCCGGCCCTACGCGGGTGTTCATCGATGGCATCCCGGTCCCCGACGAGGAGGTCATCCGATTCGACTCCCCGAATCCGCCACTGCTGCGCCACGCGGCACGGGCGATCCGGGCGTGCCTGAACCTGGACATCACGGCCGGCAACTATGCGGAAACCCCAGTCCCACTTGGGGCCTTCACTCCTAGGGAGGGTGAACGACCGCGTGAAGACCCGAAGGCCATCGAAGAACTCCTGAACAAGTGGGAGGAAGCCCGACGTCGCCGGGTATGGGGGTTCGTAGGGCGAGCCTGGGAAATCAAACAGCTTCAGTTCAACGCCGAACAGATCCAGCTCGCGGAGCAACGCCAACATGCGGTGCTGGAGATCGCCCGTGCCGCCGGCATCGACCCCGAAGACCTGGGAGTTAGTACCACCTCGAGGACTTACCAGAACAGTGAACAGCGCCGCCAGGATCTGCTCGACTTCACCCTGACCCCGTACTCGGCCGCGATCGAGCAGCGCCTATCGATGCGTGATGTTCTGCCCCGAGGCTATGAGGCCAAGGTCAACTTCGACGGCTTCCTGCGCTCGGACACCAAGGGGCGTATGGAGGCATACGAGATCGGCTTCAAGGTGGGGGCCTACACGCTCGAGGAGATCCGGGAGCTCGAGGATCGGCCAGACATACCGCGCTCGGTTCTGCCGAAACCGGCGGTACCACCACAGGGCCTGCCTCAACCCGAGCCGCAGATGAAGGAGGCTATGGAATGACTGACGAACCCAAGACTGAGTCCGTCGAGGGCATTACCTTCGACGACCCTGAATCAGCAGTGAACTTTCGAGTCAATCCCGAGCGTCGGACGATCTCCGGTGTCCTGGTGCCGTGGGGCAAGGTAGCGAGGTCCGGTTTCGCGAAGTGGCGGTTTCATCCAGGATCGCTGCGTTGGTCAGACGTGAGCCGGATCAAGCTCAACATGTCCCATGATCACAAGGAAGCGGTAGCCGTAGCCACCCGCCTCCAGAACAACTCGGTGGGGTTGGATGGCACGTTCAAGGTCGCCCGTGGCCCAGAGGGAGACAGGGCGCTTTCCCTCGCCGAGGACCGCGTTCTCGACGGTTTCTCTATCGAGGTTGACTTCGAGGACGAGGACGGGTGGATGCCCGACCCCGACGACGAAGACGTACGCCTAGTGAAAAGCGGAAGGCTCGGCGGTGTAGCCCTCACTGCGTTCCCGGCCTTCGATGACGCCCGCGTAGCGAGCGTGGCGGCAACCAAGAAGGGACAAGCAATGGCAGAAGACAAGCAGGACGACAAGCAAGAGATGGAAGCGGACGCCCCGGAGGCCCGGTTCGACGGGATGCTTCAGGGCCTCGCTAACAAGATCGTGGATTCCCAGCAGAAGCTCAACGCTGAGATGGCGCAGTCCGTGGGCGAGTCGATCTCCGAGGGCGTGAAGACGGCCCTCGAGAACATCGGCGACCCGCAGCGCGGTCCGGTGAGGGCGGCTAGGTACACGGTTACCCGCGAGGAGCCGGTCTACCGTTTCGACGGTACCGGCCACTCATTGGTCCGTGACGCCTGGTACGCGGCTACGGCCAAGGACGACGAGTCCATCGACCGTCTCCGCAAATACAAGAAGCAGACCGAAGAAGTGGCGACGTTGGTCAACCAGAGCATGTTGAGCTTCGCGCCACAGACCACCACGACGGCTTCACAGGTCATCCCACCGGGATACCGTCCCGAGCTCTACGTGCCGATGCTCCAGCAGGAGCGGCCGTTCGTCTCGCAGGCATCCAATGGGACGATCGCCAACGCTACGCCGTTCACGGTGCCGACGTTCACATCGGTTACCACCGGCTCGGCGGACCATGTTGAGGGTACGAACCCGTCCGACGGTTCGCTGTCGTTCGGTACCAAGACGGTCACCCCGCAGGCCGTGTCCGGCCGGCTGGTGCTGTCCCGTGAGGTCATCGATGCCTCGAACCCCGCGATCGACCAGATCGCACTTCAGGCGATGCGGGAGAGCTACAACCGCCAGACCGAGGTCAAGGTCTACACGCTCCTCAACGGCGCGAACGGTGCCGGCGGCACGATCACCGCCGGGTTCGTCCCGTCGGGTGCACAGGCCGTGACTACGGCGGGCGGTACCGATAACCAGACGCTCGTCAAGCAGATCCGTTCCTCGCTGGCCTCGTACACGTTCGCCCGTTTCGCACAGCCCACCATCGCACTGATGGGCCCAGGCGCAACGGGTCGACTGGCTGCTGCGGTGGATACCACACAGCGGGCGCTGTTCCCGTACCTCGGACCCACCAACGCTACGGGTACGGGCAACGCGGTGAGCCAGGGTTGGAACGTGGACGGCCTCAACTTCATCCCGGCATGGGGCGCGACAGGAACGGCTGCGGGTGACACGCAGATCTTCATCCTGAACCGCTCCGACCTGTGGGTGTGGGAGAGTCCGCTCCTGCAGTTCCGGTTCGAAGAGAAGCAAGGACCGGCGAACATCGAGCTCAACATCTTCGGGTACTTCGCTACCCACCTGTTGCGCCCGGTTGGCCTGTCCGGTATCCGCATCACGTAACCAAGCTTCCGGGGACCGCTGGACACGGGGGGGCCGCAAGGCCCCCTCCCCGGAATCGACTAGGAGGTAGATATGGCAGCTATCACAGTGGCAGCAAAGGGCGCAGGGATGACCCTGGCGGCGGCATCCGGCGGTGGGGACACTGTCGCAGCGACTGGCATGTCAGCCGGTGGATGGCAGGTTACAGGCACCCCGGTCCTTGTTGTGGCGATTGGAGCCACCCCCACGACGGTCACGATCGACGGGACAGCCCAGGCGGCGGTAACGTCGAAGACCGTGGTGTATCCGCTGAACCCGGGGGTCTATTCGCGCTCGATCGCGGTGACCTACGACCAGGTGACCTCCGTCACCGTCGGAGCACAGGTGCTCTAAGGAGGACAGATGGCAGAGCCCAAGGGTAAGTACGTCAAGAAGGGCGATGTTGAGGAGTGGGAGTGGGACGACAAGGGCCCCGGCACCGCCAAACTAACCGGGGGCTGGGTCGTTCCCGAGGGGGAGTTTGACCCCCGTTCACCATCCGATACGACATCCCCCTCAGAAAAGGTAGCGGAGGCACAGAGCTCGGGTGGCTTGCGACCCGCCGAACAAGAGACGGTCGAGAAGCCCAAGGCGAAGGCCGCGGATAAGAAGTGAGCGATCCGTTCGCTACCGCGGGGGAGCTATCACAACTCATCGGTAACCCGGAGCCAACCGACCTAGCTCGGATGCAACTGTTCCTCAACCTAGCCTCCTCGCTTATTCGGGGTTATACGGAGCAGGAACTCTCCGCGGTCACAGCTGATGTTGTGGTCTTCGAGCCCACATGGGATACAGCGCTCTATCTACCGGAGCGGCCCGTAACGGCCGTTACCGGTGTGTCGTCTAACAACGTGGCGATCACGGACTACCGGCTGGTGGATGAGCGCAAGCTGTTCCGTGGACTGAACCCCAACGTCACGACGAGTGCGGACTGGTCCCTCGGCGCGACCGTGACCTATAACCACGGCTATGACGAGGCGACCGAAGCCTACAAGCAACTCAAGACGATTTGCTTAGAGGCGGCGTCTCGGGCCTACACGCTGAATGAGCGGAGTGCGTCTGAGGCGATGGGTTCGACATTGATGGAATCAGCGGGTTACGCACCAGAGGTGTTCCTAACGATGGGGGAGAAGATAGAGCTCGACCAGTTCAGGCCGGTGCGAGTTGGCTAGTGGCCTGCGGATCCTGGGGATAGCTCAGACCAAGGCGGCGCTCGAGCGTGTCCGTATCCAGGCCGAGCTAGCGGCAGGCCCTGCGGCGTCTTCCGGCGGTGAGACCGTCCAACGTGAGATGGCCTCTCGTGCCCCCAGGGACACGGGCAACCTCGTCTCGCTCCTTGCGGTCGAAGAGGACTCACTCGGTAGCGGTGCTACGGCGAAGGTCGGCTCAAGTGCGCCCTATGACAGGTTCGTTCAGAGCGGCACTCGGTACATGTCGGCCCAGCGGTACGGCGAACAGTCGGCTGTGGCGGCGGCACCAGGGGTCGTGGTCTCTATGGCCGCGATCTTCAAGGCAGCGGTAGAGGCATAAGGAGGCAAGATGGCAACGCTGACGGTTCAGAACTCGTTGATCACGGGGCTCCAGCCGACGTACTCGGCAGTGGCCTCGTCTGACGTGTTCGCTAACGACGGGAAGACGGTGATCTACATCAAAAACGCAGGTGGTTCACCGGACACCGTAGGTATCGACTCGGTCGTGGCGTGTAACCAGGGCTTCGACCATGACGGCGGTGGCTCGGTCACTAACGCTACCGAGAAGGTCTTCGGGCCGTTCGAGCAGACACGGTTCAACAACTCCAACGGACAGGTCACGGTGACGAACTCGTTCTTGACTTCGGTCACTTGCGCCGTCCTTCGTCTCCCATAGGAGGGGGGTGTCATGACTAAGGTTGCAGGATTCAACGGGTTCCTCAAGCGGAACTCAACGGGTTCGACCTACGTAACGGTCG